AACCCGATCATATTTTTTCTTACTTTTGCCAAGTAGTCCTGAGTTTCAGGCACGGTAAAAGTAATAGCGTTAGCATCTTTAAACATAGTGACCTCTTTGAGCATCTATTTTGAATGTACCCCGAAGGCGTACACTACTAATTATACAAGATCACTTACTAGGTCTGATTCGGTTCTTACGATAAGTGAGGTAAAGATTACTGTATGCTGCTATGACAAGGAGTATGAGTAAGAAAGTATTAATTGGCATTTTCAGGAGTTTTCTTCTTACCAATATTATACTTTGTTTCTAATATCCAATCACCTTTATCTTTATATGATATAACTTTTATTTGATTTAGTGGAGCAATATCAGTTATAGAATCAGATTTCAATACACCCACCAATCCCCAGTCTGATAATAATTGAACTATCCTATTTCTTCTTTGCACATCATTGACACTAAGGTTTGCTCTCTTACCATCAAGGGCAAACAATTCTTTGAAGTGTACAATATAATACTTACCCTGCTTATGCAGTATGTGGCAAGATTGATAGAGTTTCTTTTCTTTTCTTGACGCTACACCAATTCTTGTGAGAGTTTCTCGTACCTTGAGAAAATCATCTGGTTCTGATAGGATCACCTCAACCATTTTATCGGGTGTCCAACTGTATTCTGATTCCATAACCACGGTCATTTCAATCCTCCTCGCTCAAGTTTCTCTTGTATAAAAGTGAGTTGTTCTTTAGAAAGGAGTGGAAGAACTTGTTTCGCTTTTTCGTCACTATATCCATAGTAACGCTTCACATAATCAAGATTTTTCAATTCTTCTTTCTTCACCCAAGGAGAAAACCTCTTCTTGGATCGTAAAATATTTAGTAAAAAGTCATATTGTAACTTGGAACTCAGGTTATGATATAAATTCATTTCATTTACATACATGATGGCATCAAGATGACCAGACATGCATCTGTTGATAATATACGCTGGATATTTCTTTTCTACATCAGGATCTTCATCAATAAGGTTCTTCTTACTGTAGTTGATACTGTTCAACCAGTCTTTTAGTTCCATGTGAATCCTCTCTGACCAGACCTGTCTTTACCAATCAACTTAGCAAACCTCGAACTACCATCTATCATCATTGTATCATCTTTCTCAGGAAAATAGTCAACCTTGTCACCTTCACGATACAAATCAAGTGTCACACAATGTAATCCTCCGTCATGAAAATGCCTGTGCCTAAAAGGAACTACGATTGGTTCCACATTATGTTTCTTGAAAAATTTCTCTGCCTCTGGTATGAGGCTTGAAACGCATATATGATGTCTATCCAACATCAAAGCATTAACATCGAAGATTGTTTCTATAGTAAATCCTGTAAGTTCAGATAGATACGTGTTTGTAAAATCTACAAACTCCTCATTGATATCACCGTCAACATACCATCTTCCACCTATCTTTTTCTTCCACTTGTGTATATCACTTGTAAACTTACTTGTCTTTGCATGACCAGGAAGATGTAGTACATCCCAATTAGGAAAAGTTTTGGAGTATAACAAGGGAGATCTGACAGTCATGATTGCACCTGGTACAACAGGAGCAAAACATCCATCACTATGTCCACCTTCGTTGACAACATTATATCTTAGATCAAATGGTAAACGATTCAAATCAAATAAAGCACTTTCAACAACCATATCCTTACCGATCAATGTCATGCATGGTGCTTTCAATAGATGAACCATAGATTCTCTAGAATATTTTTTGAAATATTCTATTTCCATTTGTGTTATATCATCTAATTGAGATATATCTGTATTTTCTATGTCATCAGGCCATGAGTTTGTTTTTCTTACTTTGTAATATGTCTCATGTAACTTTTCTTTTTCCTCTTCACTCAAACTTTCTAAGTCAAAATCAAGTATAACTTGATCATCTTTATTATATTCATCAAGACACCCAAAAATTGCCGAGTGATCACCATGTGTGATGTATAATTTATCGTCTACAACTAAAGAACAATCTCTTACCTGCATAGGAGGTCTAGGTACAGTTCTTATCCTATGAAAAGGATTTATAAAGTTTACTTTACCATCATCAATGTATCTGTCTATTCTATCATCAGGATTCAACTTGGGTCTTATGACATCACATCCAAAATCTTTGAGAACACTTTGAAAATTATCCAAATCTTCGTTTGTTTCCTCTGCTATTCTACTAAGTCCACTTCTTATAACATCATTCTTGATAGTTGAAAAAAAATCTACATCATAAAATGTACCAAGAACCACAGTCTTGAGCGTATCCCATGGTGCATGATACTTGTAATTATTTTGCAAAAATCCTATCCTTCATTTCGGGTTTCCAGTTATCATAGTACCCTGTTTTCTGAAGTTCTGCTCTCTTTTCTTCTAAATCTTTTCTATCCTGTACAATCAATGCACATATACCACTATTGAGTTTTATACCTGCCACTTCTTCTATAGTATCAGGATGTTCGTCATAAAAAATAAGGTCTGGAAACTGTAGATTGTAATCTTTTGCTAAAATTTCAAGGTCTTTACATGATGGTAGAGAATTTTCCTTGAAATAAAATATCATTACACGATCCTTTATCAATTTTATATCTTCTTTCAGTTGATTGAAACTTACAAATTTCTTTACAATAACTTTACCTTCTACCCATGCTGCTTTTGCATAAGGGCATGGTGGTAAGTTGGCAAATGCGGGATTTGGTATGCTTAGAAGGTCTTCAATCCAAGAATCAATTTGTTTTTGTGTCACGAGGTTTGATGATAATACAATTGTTTTTATAGTCGGGAATCATATCAAGATGAACATCATTATCCCAACATAATTCTTGATATAAAGAGTTTAGTCTCTCCATATCATCATAAAGATCATTCACTCGTTGCATCTTTTCTGAGATACTTTTTGATAACATTAATTTGATCTTCATACTTTGCAACTATATCTAATTCACACTGAATTGCTTCCATTATGTCACTATGCTCACCTATCCCTGCAGGGTTTGTGAGATAAACCTCTACGTTCGCTAGATGTTTTTGAATATCACCTTGTGCATGAGCGATAAGAGCATTGATAATAGTTTTTCGCATTAGAAATTAGTTAATACAAGTTCTTTTCGGTTTTTTTGTGCAGAAGTATAGTCTGCGGTAGACCTCATTGTATATGTATGATCATATTCTACTGCCTTCCAGTCGTGAAATCTACGTTTGTTTAGATTTGAGGAATTATAACTAACACACATGTGATGTTTTGCTTCACAACATGCTTTTGAGAAGTTTGTATGATGAAAATACTTCTGCATGCCTCCTTTTTTACCATATAAATTAGATCCTATCTCATATGGTGGGTCAAGGTAGATAAATTTGTCCTCTCCACCAAGCAAAATCTCATACGATACGTTAGTTATTTTCCAATCTTTTATAATTTCTGAGTATTCTGGCAATCTTTCTATACCTCTCATCGAAAAATTAGAATCACTTGCTTGTTTTGAGAAGGATGATGCCTCTGATAGTCCAGAAAAACTACATTTATTGATAACATAGAAGGCAATTGCCCTATTCAAATTATCTGTACTCCTATCTCCAACTTTAGCCTTACATTCTTCAAATAATTCTCTTGCTGTGTCTGGATTTGGATGTGTAGTTTTATAATTTTTCAAACTATCTGTCATCTCATCACCATTTGTCTGCAACATAGACCAAAAATTATACAATGGTTCGTATAAATCATTGACCCATATATCTAAATGAGGGAATTGCTTTGTTACCCACAATGCAACAGAACCACCTCCTAGAAATGGTTCCCTATATTCATCAAAATCAATCAAATCAGGAAAGAATTGACTAATCTTTGTTACTGCCCTGCTTTTTCCGCCTGGATATCTTAGGGGAGTTTTTAGACTTTTTAGTGTCTTCACTGTACACCCCCAATTGTGAGAGTAAAACGTTTAGCCATACTATAGAAATAATAAGAACAAGTAATTCAAAGATAGGTGTTGGGATCAAAGTAATCCTCCAAAGTACATTTTGGTGTCCAACTGAGCAACTTCTGTGCTCTTGAATTGTCTGCAAGAGTTTCTCTTGCTTCACCTGGTCTCTCAGGAATTGTTATAGTATCATCAGATATAAATTCAGCAATCTCATTGACTGAATAATTCTTACCTGATCCTATATTCACTGTGACACCAGAAAAATTTGTCATCATTGCACAGATGTTAGCGTCAACCACATCATATACATGTGTAAAATCTCTACGTTGTTCACCATCTCCTACTATCGTAAGGGGTTCCCCACGTTTTTTCTGCTCCTCGAAGAGTCCTATGACTGGTGCATAAATCCCTTTTAGAGGTTGACGAGGACCGTAAACATTGAAGTACCTCAAGGTTATAGTCCTCAGTCCATGCAATCTGTAGTACATCTCGCATAAGGTTTCTGCTCCTACTTTACTTGCAGAGTATGGGTTGAGACAATCAGTCTTCATGTCCTCCTGTAGTGGTGGTTTATTCAATAAACCATAGGAGGATGAAGTAGATGAGTTTACAAATCTTCTTACACCTGCTTGTCTTGCACACTCTAGCATATTATATGTGCCAAAATAGTTTGTTTCTATACAATCTTTTGGTCTTTGCATAGCAAGTTGAATTCTGCTATGTGCTGCTAGGTGGAATACGCAATCAACTCCCTCAAACAAAGGGAGACAAGCATCAAAATCACGTATATCAATAACATGGTTTTCAGCATGATCTTCATACCAATTAAATGCATCATTTGCTTCTGAAGACTCATTGTCTATCACAACAACATGATTATTATTTTGTAGTAGTTTACCTACTATATGGGAACCTATAAAACCTGCTCCCCCTGTCACTAAACATTTCATATTTCCATATCCGAAATAAAGGTTTCACCAAAAGGGTTAGAAGTATCTATACCCACAATGTCAAACGTTGGTGCATCAAAATGGTGTGAATGTTGATCATCTATGTCTGCCATTATATCCATATCTATATCTGACCAATCTTTATACGGTGGTTCTTCTTCTCCAACAATATATTGGAAGTGTTTAGTATCAAAGTATGATGGTGGTAATGGTCTCATAACATCATATGGTCCTATCATTCTCTTCTTATGTTCACGTTCATCTAAGACTTCATTAATAAGAATCTTCATCTCCTTAACATATGTCTCAGTGAATAACCTACGAGGTGTAACGGTAGCCTTAGGAAGTTCTCTTTGCTGTTCTTCTAATGGTCTACCCTTGAAATTAGGATCAGCAGGACCACTCATCCCCTGTGTATCAATCTTCATGTTTGTGTTGATCCTTAGTACGTACTGATGCGAATGCTCCCTTGTCATTATGACCGTGAGCAATTCCTAGTTCATGCATCCTAGCATGTTCTTTGATAAGATCCTTTTTATCCTTACCACCAGGACCAAAGGTATTATATATCCCATAAATTATAAGTGCTAAGATACATAAAGCCATAAAGAATGCAAACGCTGCTCCTCCACTCAAGTTAGCATGTGGAATTATCGCATTACATTTAGTCCATGTTCCTGGTAATGTATAAACAGGTGGACAAGATAGAAAATAGTTCATTTAAATTCGCATGAGCACATAATTTCAGTTAGTGCTGCTAATAGATTTATCTCGTGGTCAGCAACAAAAGCAGATTGATATTGGTATTTCGCAATAATAAGAACTGCTTCTGGAATTGACTTAGGTTTAAGTGACTCGTACATAGAGTCATATACACTCCTTA